TTTATCATGATCAAGTTGTAAGAACACCATCTTTAGATCAAAGTCTGCAGGGGCAAGCGCCTCCACCAGATCCTAGAGCTGAAGACTGGGCATCAAAAAACGATTGGTTTGGTAAAGATAATGCCATGACTTATACGGCTTTTGACTTACATAAGAAACTAACCGAGCAAGAAGGGTTTGACCCTAATTCTCCCGAATACTATGCGGAAATTGATAAAAGAATAAGAGTTGACTTCCCACATAAATTTGGTAATACTACGTCTCAGGAATCGACTAACCGAACACAAATAGTAGCTTCAGCGAAGCGAAGTGTTCACCCAGGTCGCAAAACTGTGAGACTCACATCCTCTCAGGTAGCAATCGCTAAAAAATTAGGTGTGCCACTTGAAGAATATGCGAAACAATTAAAAATCACGAAGGAGGCATAAGCATATGCAAAACGACAACAAAGTAAAAACTTCCCGTGCGAGTCAAACTAGAGAAAAAACATCTCAGAAAAAAGTTTGGACTCCACCATCATCTTTAGATGCACCCCCTGCACCAGACGGGTATCATCACAGATGGATAAGAGCCGAAACTATGGGCTTTGATGATTCAAAGAACATGGCCGGTAGACTAAGATCAGGATACGAACTCGTAAGAGGAGACGCGTATCAAGGATCTGAATATCCAGTGATATCAGAAGGTAAATACAAAGGGGTAATCGGAGTTGGTGGCCTTTTGCTTGCGAAGGTACCGATAGAGGTTGTTAAATCACGCGAGGCATACTTTGATAGTATGACTCAAGACGCAAATGACGCGATTGAAAATGACCTTATGAAGGAGCAACACCCAGGAATGCCAATCAATGCTGAGAGGCAATCCCGTGTAACCTTCGGTGGAACAAAGAAAAACTAATTTATTAGCGATTCCTAATCCAACGAAATTAAAATAAACCGTTCGTAATTTTATTATTACGAACATTAGGAGAAAAATACTATGGCAAATCAAGACGCAGCTTTTGGTTTCAGACCTACAAGATCACTTGTGGGTGGACAAATCAGAACTGAAGAATATGCAATAGCAGCTAACTACAATACAGCCATTTATACTGGTCAAGTAGTTGAAGCGGTTGCAGCAGGTGGTATTGAAGCAGCAGCGGCAGGAGACACACAAGTAGCAGGTGTTTTCGGTGGCGTGTTTTATACTGACCCAACAACAAGTAAACCAACATGGAAAGCTTATTATCCAGCAAGCACTAATGCTTCTGATCTTAAAGCTTCCGTATATGCAGACCCAGAGATCGTGTATGAAGCACAACATTCTGGTACAGGAACAGCAGCAATGAATAATTCAGGAATGGACTTCGCAGGAGTAGCAGGATCTACAATTACGGGTCAATCAACTTCTGAGTTAGACACGTCTGATTCTGGAACCGGTGGTAACTTCAAACAAATCGGAATCTCAACAGATCCCGATAACAGCGATACAGGTTCAGCTAATGCCAACGCTTATTGCGTTGCCAATACTGGTCTTCATATCTTTAAACTAACAACAGCCGTATAATAGGAGATATATAATCATGGCAATATCACGATCACAACTAGTTAAAGAACTAGAACCAGGCCTGAATGCACTATTTGGGCTGGAGTACAAGCGTTACGATAATCAACACGCTGAAATATACGTTACAGAATCATCTGACAGAGCTTTTGAAGAAGAAGTTATGTTATCTGGTTTTGCGAACGCTGATGTAAAAGCAGAAGGTCAAGGCATTTCATACGATGAAGCGCAAGAAACCTACACTGCACGTTACACAATGGAAACGATCGCGCTTGCTTTCGCTATAACTGAAGAAGCTATCGAAGATAATCTCTACGATAGACTAGCTTCTAGATATACAAAAGCATTAGCAAGATCTATGTCTAACGCAAAAGAAGTTAAAGGCGCATTACCTTTGAACAACGGATTAGTATCCGTAGCTACGTTCAAAACAGGTGATGGAGTAGCATTATTCAGTACAGCACATACGTGCTCAACTGGACCTAATGTTGCAAACACTTTATCGACTCAAGCGGACCTTAACGAAACATCATTGGAGCAGTCTTTAATAGACATCGCTGCAATGACGGACGAAAGAGGTTTAAGAATTGCAGCTAAAGGAGTTAAAATGATAATTCCTTCTGCAAATCAGTTCAATGCTGAGAGATTGATGAAATCTCAAGGTAGAACTGGAACAGCAGATAATGATATCAACGCTGTAGCATCAATGGGAATGGTTCCTCAAGGATATAGAGTGAACAATTTCTTAACTGATACTGACAGTTGGTATATTATTACTGATGTGCCTAATGGTATGAAAATATTCCAAAGAGCAGCTTTAAAAACTGCTATGGAAGGTGATTTCGATACTGGCAACGTTAGATACAAAGCTAGAGAAAGATACTCATTTGGAGTATCCGACTATAGAGGTATCTTCGGTGTTGAAGGTGCGTAATAACTAAATTTAATGAGGCGGCCTTAAAACCGCCTCATTTTTAATAAAAGATGAGAAAATGAAAAAATTCCTAGTACAGATATGGGCTTATGATTATCACGCTAAATTTGAAGTTTTAGCGGAAGATAGTGCATCCTCAATTGAAAAATCTATCCTTGACAAAATTGGAGAAAAGAGTATAAAATGGGAAAATCTCGGAAATGCATATCATGACCGAAAAAGAATAACCTATGAGGAGGTTATAAATGACACAAGACCTATACAATACAAAACGGTCCTTGGAGTTAGAATGGCAACAGGAGCACCTGAAGGAGGGCAAGTATAGTATTAACATGTCCTATATTGATAAAAAAATTCAGGAGATTATTAAAGAAATCATTGCCAAAGAGTTCGAAGAATCTACTCGTTTAAATAAAGTAGAAGAATCCAAGGCTCAAGTTTCGATAGCCACTTAAGCGCTATCAAAAAATCAATTTTTTTCCTAGGGATACCTTGCACTCAATCAAAAAATAACATATAAATTCATCACTATACAAATTTAAATAAAAAAAATAAATGTAGACGCGTATAGTCGACATCCCCTAGGGACTACATTTATATATTCTAGGAGGAATATTATGGCAAATACAACGTTTAAGGGAACAGTAAGAGCAGAATCTGGTCTTAAAGTTTCCGCACAAACCGCCGCTACGGGCGCATACACTGATAAGTTCACTATTGACTCAAGTGGAAATGTAGTAGTTAAAGGAACATTAACACGACTAACACCAGCAACAATTTTTAATTATAATTACATTACATGTGCAGCACCTATTGTTACAAATTTTGGTAACTCAGGTGACGGTATAATGGCAACTGAAGATAAATTTGGAATGATGTTTTTTGGGCCAAATAACGAAATGTACCCAGCAACAGCACTTTCTATTGGTGCTTATACAGCAGCCGGTAAAACTCCACAATTAGATGGAACAGTTCCAGCAACAGATACAGCTACAACACAAGCTGGATTTGATTTACAGATGGATACTGAATCAGCAGCTGCAACAGGACTAGAAATAGTCTTAGCAGGTGGTCCAATGGGTGGAAATGCTAACGGCTTTACAATCGGTACACATTCAGGCTATATGGAGGCGACATTCAATACACCTGACTGGACTGACTTTGATGGTTGCGGTATCGGATTTAGAAAAGTTGAAGACTTTAATGATGGTCACGTACCAATTCTTGACGCAGCCTCGGCTGGTGATGGAATTTATACAGACTTTGCTGCATTTGGAGCAATGGGTGATACAAATCTTGAAATCATGACTGACTTAAATAACTCAGGAACATCTACTTCGACAGATTGTGGATCTTCAGTTCCAGTTGATGGTCAAAACTTAAGATTAAAAATACTTATATCATCAGCAGGTGTAGTAACTTATCAATTTGTTGTGAATGCAGTGGCAGGAGCAGGTACTTTAGCTGCACCAGCAACAACAGCAGCATTTACTTTTGATGATGGTGATGAGGTAGTACCTTATATCTTTACATCAAGTGACACGGCAGCAGCTGATGTACTTTGGTTAAAAGATGTTACAGTATATCGTACGCCTGGTGTAAGTTACACTAACTAATAACTAACTAAAGTGGGGCTTCGGCCCCACTTAACACAATTAGGAGAAAACTTATGGCAACAGATCTAAAATCATCTGCGGTAATTACGACTACAGCACTCGACGCTGATGGTTTATCGACTGCAGCATCAGTTGGAAATAATGCAGCACTTACTTTAGGTGGAGCATTAACTTCTGGAGGAGCTTATACAGCAGATACCGGCACAGCTAGACAAATTACACTTTTAAGTGCAAGTGATGATTCAGGAATTACATTTACAGTAGTAGGAACGGATATTAATGGAGATGCTTTATCAGAAACTGTTACTGGAGCAGACTCTAGTACAGCAACAAGTACAGGCTATTTTGCAACAATATCGTCAATAACAGCGGTCGGAAACCCGGCAGGTAACATGTCTGCAGGAGTTAATTCAAATGTAGCAGGCGTTGTTTTTAAAGGTCGCACACGAGTTAAAAATTTAAATTGGACTGGTGGCGGTGCTGTTGGAACAATTAATATAAGAGATAGTGGCACAGCAGGAACAAGCTTAATAGCAGTTCGTTCTGATGCTACCTTAGGAGTTAATGATCATCTTAGTTTAGCAGCAGACGGGGTTGTTTTTGCTTCTGGCGCTTATATTACTTATACAGAAACACAGTGCAATAGTGTAACGGCATTTTACGGATAGTAGGTAGCTCATGGCGAATACTACTTCCGGAACAGTAACGTTCGACAAAACATTTGCTGTTGATGAAATTATTCAAGAAGCTTATGAGCGAATTGGTATTTCAGCAGTAAGTGGTTATCAATTATCAACTGCAAGAAGATCATTAAACGTATTATTTCAGGAATGGGGTAATCGTGGCTTACATTATTGGGAAGTTGGAGATACCAATATTGATCTAGTTGAAGGTCAGGCAGAATATATTTTTTATAGAGCAACCGGTGATGGAACAAGTGCTACTACAGCAGGCGGAACAACTGGAACTTCTACTTATGGAATTGCTGATGTTCTAGAAGCAACTTACCGAACAAATAAAGGTGAAACAACTCAATCTGATTCAGCAATAACTAAAATTACTAGAACAACTTATTCTGCTCTTGCAAGTAAATTATCTAAAGGAACTCCTTCGCAATATTTTGTTCAAAGACTCATAGATAAAACAACTGTTACACTTTACCCAACACCAGATTCTACTGCAGCAGCAAAATTTGTTCATATATTTTTTGTTAAAAGAATTCAGGATGCTGATGCAACTTATACAGATGCAACAGATACTCCATATAGATTTGTACCATGCATGGCTTCAGGACTTGCATTTTATTTATCACAAAAATTTTCACCACAAAGAACACAAGAATTAAAACTTTATTATGAAGATGAATTGGCACGTGCACTGACAGAAGACGGATCTGCAGCAAGCACTTATATAACTCCGAAAAATTATTACCCGAATATATAATGGCATACGCAAGAGGAAAACACGCACAGGCAATATCAGATCGATCAGGAATGGCTTTTCCATACAATGAAATGATTAGAGAATGGAATGGAATGTTTGTTCATAAATCTGAATATGAATCAAAACAACCTCAACTAGAGCCAAGACCTCATGGTGGAGATGCACAAGGTTTACAAAATGTAAGAACAGATAGAACAGAAAAAACTGTAGCACAATTATTAATTCCTGATCCATTTACCACGTATGCAGCTTCATCGGGCATTATTAATGTCCATGCACCAGATCATGGGTTGACAAATGGAAGTACTTATAGATTTAGAGGAGCACCAACAACTTCAGGCACTTATGGTGATCCTGGTAGTTTTGATGGTATAGCAGGATCAAATATTGCATATGCTTCAGGTTATGCTATTACTACAGGTAAGTATGTTAGCGGTGATAGAGACACTGATTTTACAACGGATTGGTTTTATTTTACAGTTAACACAAACACTGCAACAGCAGGTAGCGTGAAAGGAGGAGGGTTTCCAGTCTCAATCGGACCAGTAACTCTTAGTGCATAATGGCAGGATTTACATACGCAACACTTACAACAGCAATTCAGAATTATACTGAAGTCGGAACAGGTGTACTTTCAAGTACAATTACAGATCAATTTATAGATAATTCAGAACTTAGAATTCAAAGAGAAATTCCAATTGATGCAGATCGAAAAGAAGTTATAAGTAATTTAACAGCTTCAAAAGACAATGTAAATGCTCCAGCTGGAACTTTATTTATCAGAGGAATTCAAGTTTATACTTCAACAACTGCTGCAACTGGTGCTTATAGCTGGTTAGAAAAGAAAGATATTACTTTTTTAAGAGAATATGATGCGGCTGAAACAACTACAGGCACACCAAAATATTATGCTATGTCGGGAGGAGCAGAGGGAAGTGGTGCAACTTCTTCAGGAAGAATTACAATTGTTCCAACACCTTCTTCAGCTTTTATGTACAAAATTCAGTATAATGCTAGACCAATAGGATTGAGTTCAGCAAATACGACAACTTATTTAAGTCTTAATTTTGGAAATGGACTTTTATATGCATGTCTAGTGGAGGCATTTAGTTATTTAAAAGGCCCAATGGATATGCTACAATTATACGAACAAAAATATCAAACCGAAGCACAAAAATTCGGTGGAGAACAAATAGGTAGACGAAGACGAGACGATTATACGGACGGCGAACCACGTATACCCGTTCAGTCTCCGGCACCGTAAGGATTAAATTATGGCAACATTAACAGTAACAGTCAAAGAAGCAATCACTCTCAATAACATAGATTATGGATCGGAAAGATCTTTAGATATTTCTAGTGTTAATGAAGTTGTAAAAAGAGTTGTAACCGCATCAACAACAGAATGTGGATTAATAGGATTTTTATCGGCGCTTAGTAGCGTTGGTGTAACAGCTAATAAAGTTGGTTATGTTGCAGGAATGTTTGATGATGGTGATGTAAGATATATTAGAATTACAAATTTAGATTCATCAAATCATATTATGTTAACTTTTAGAGATGAAGATAACACAGAATTTAGAATGAAAGTAGATGCAGGTCACTCGTTTATTTATCCAGGTGATAATAGTGGTGGCGTTGTAGATACAATGAAAGCAGCAGGATCAGCTTTAGCTTCAGGTCTTTCTGACTTAGTAGATATTACAGTAGACACAGATACAGCAGCATGTGATGTTGAAATATTTGTAGGGAGCGCTTAATGGCATCAAGTTATACGGGTCTTGGTACAGAGTTAATGACAACCGGCGAGAACGCCGGTACATGGGGATCAACAACCAATACCAATTTACAAATTATTGAACAGTTAGCTGGCGGCTATATTGAAAAAGCTGTAACATCAACTCCTACTACATTATCCGTTTCCGATGGATCAGCAGGTGCTGAACTCGCACACAGAATTATAAAATTTACTGGAACGATTAGTGAAGCCACTACAGTTACAGTTCCTTTGGATGTTCAACAAATGTATATTCTGATGAATGGTACATCAGGAAATTATACTGTTACATTTAAATATGTCACTGGATCAGGTGACACAGTTGTTTTTAAAGGTACAGATAAAGGAACAAAACTTGTTTATGCTACTGCTGATGATGGAACAAATCCAAACATGGTTGATACTGGTATTGCATCACATCAAATACATAATACTTTAACAGTTGGTATTGATGACACGGGTTATGATGTTAAATTATTTGGGGCAACTTCAGGAAGCTATGCTTTATGGGATGAATCCGCTGATTCTTTATTATTAACAGATTCAACTCCATTAAAAATTGGTGATAGTCAAGATTTAACTCTTTATCACGATGGATCAAATTCTTATATTACAAACGCTGTAGGTGCTTTAAAAATAGCAACGGAGACTTCAGGTATTGCATTAACAATAGGTCATACAACTTCTGAAACAACAGTAGCAGATAATTTAACGGTTACTGGTGATTTTAATGCAGGTAATTTTAATTGAGTCTCTTT